GCACTGTTTTATCTGTTGCTAATGGCGGTACGGGTGCGAGTGATGCGGCTACTGCACGGTCTAATCTCGGGGCGGGTACTGTTACGAGTGTAGCTACAACGGGTACGGTCAACGGGATCACGCTGACTGGCTCAGTAACTACCTCAGGTACGCTTACGCTTGGCGGCACACTCTCTGGTGTTGCTCTTGGTTCGCAGGTCTCTGGTACGCTGCCTATTGCCAATGGTGGGACGGCGGCAACTACCGCCGCTGGTGCGCGTACTTCGCTTGGTTCAACCACGCTGGGTGACAACCTTTTCATCATAACCAACCCAAGCGCCGTTACGTTCCCACGGTTTAATGCCGACAATACCGTCTCTGCACTCGACGCTGCGACTTTCCGAAGTGCGATTGGTGCGGGTACTAGCTCGGCTACGGGTACTGTTACTAGCGTAGGCGGCACTGGTACGGTTAACGGCCTAACCCTTACGGGCACAGTCACCACATCGGGTTCGCTCACTCTCGGCGGCACCCTGTCCGGCGTTGCTCTTGGTTCACAGGTCTCCGGCACACTGCCTATCGCCAACGGTGGGACGGCGGCAACCACCGCCGCAGGTGCACTTACTTCGCTCGGGGCTTACGCCGCCAGCAACCCGTCAGGTTTCACTTCAAATACAGGTACGGTGACATCAGTTGGTACAACGGGCAGCGTCAACGGGATCACGCTGACTGGGACAGTCACTTCTTCGGGTACACTTACCCTTGGTGGCACACTCTCCGGCGTCTCGCTCACTTCGCAGGTCACGGGCACACTGCCTATCGCCAGCGGCGGTACAAACTCCACCTCGGCGGGGGGTGCGCGCACTGCGCTTGATGTCCCTTCCACTGGCGGTTCCGGTGCCACCGGCACTTGGGGTATCAATATCTCGGGTAATGCCGCGACCGCCACTTCGGCTACTACGGCTGGGTCGGCTACTACGGCGGGATCAGCCACTACGGCTACGTCAGCTACGAACGCTACGAACGCCGCTAACCTAGTCACAACCAACTTCTCCATCGAGGAGAGTGGCGGCTTCCTGTACATTAAGTACGGAGCAGCTACCATCGTGCGGATTGACAGCGCAGGAACTATCATCTCCGAAGGTAACGTCACAGCTTACGGAACCATCTAATGGCACTACCGAGCAGCGGGCCACTTTCACTGGCAGATATTCAGACCGAGTTTGGGGGTAGCAACCCCATCTCGTTGAGCGAGTATTACGCTGGTGGTGGGCTGGTGCCTCCCGGTACAACCGGGACTTACGGGGCTGTGCCTTCAAGCGGTGAAATTAGTATCCGTAACTTCTACGGTACAGCAGCGACGGGGCCGCTATCTATAATCATCAGTCCATCTAGCCTGTACAATATCTTTTCGGGTACTGGCACTGTAACCAGTGATCCGGCTACTGGCATTGCTAGCGGTGGTTCTGGAGGCTATTCATACGCTTGGACGTTTGTGTCTGGTAATAGCTACACAATCAACAACCCTTTTACTGACACGGCTACCTTCTCCACTTTCCTTAGCGCTGGGCAATTTAAGAGCGGGAATTACCGTTGCACTGTAACTGATAGCTCTAGCGCTACAGCTTTTGCAGATATACAGGTTGATCTGGAGGCGTTCTAATGCCGTTCATCAAACTCCAGTTTAAGCCCGGTGTGAACCGCGATCAGACCGACTACTCCAACGAGGGCGGCTGGTACGAGTGCGACAAGATCAGGTTTCGTTCGGGATACCCCGAGAAGATTGGCGGCTGGGTTAAGTACACACCCACTGCGTTCAACGGCGTATGCCGCCAGATGTGGAACTGGATCACTTCGTTCAGTGATAATCTTCTAGCGCTTGGCACCGACACTAAAGCGTATATCGAGAATGGCGGCTACTACTACGACATTACTCCGTTTGGTGACGCGCTTGCCGGGTCTAATACCTTTGCGGTGACCAACACCCTTAGCGTGGTTACGGTAACAACCACTACTCCACTACCTTCTTGGCTGGTGACTGATGAACCCGTGCTTGTCGCTGGGTTTGCGTCTGCTCTTGGTGGCATCCCCATCACTGAACTCAACGGGGTTCATACGATCATAAAGCTCGGGGCTAACAGCTTTACGTTCACAACGGCCACTCCGGCTACGTCTACTACGTCCGTCAGTGGCGCTGGCTACACGGTGAAGGCTGAAATCGAACCGGGCAATGCTATTACGATTGCCGGTGTCGGCTGGGGTGCAGGTACTTGGGGCCGTGACGCTTGGGGTCTGGGTACTACCGCAGCGGGCATCAACTTGCCACAGCGAGACTGGTGGTTCGACAATTTCGATAACGACCTTGTTATGAACATTCGCAACGGTGCACCTTACTGGTGGGTGCGTGGGGCTGTCGATGACCCCCAAAGTGCACTGGCTACACACGCCATCAGCCTGCAGGATTACGCAATTGGCGAAGGATATACGGCTGCTTCTGTGCCAGTGCAGGTCATGCAGTTGCTGGTATCCCAGCAGGACAAACACCTTATTGCCTTTGGTGCAGTGCCGTTCGGTTCGACAAGCACGGCGGACTTTGACCCGCTGCTTATCCGCTGGGCCGACCAAGATACTCCGGGTGACTGGACTCCTACCCCCACCAACACTGCTGGTGACCTGCGTATCTCTCGTGGCTCACGGATCGTGCGCGCCATGCCGACCCGGCAGGAAGTCTTGGTTTGGACCGATACCAACCTCTACACGCTCCAGTTCCTCGGTACGACGGATGTGTTTGGCCTGCAAGAATACGCAGACAATATCTCAATTGCCTCTTCCCGGAGCATGGGTTCGGCTGCAAACATTACCTACTGGATGGGCCAAGATAAGTTCTATGCCTATACCGGTCGCGTCGAGACACTACCCACTACCCTGCGCAACCATGTCTTCAATAACATCAACTTCGACCAAGCTGATCAGATTATCTGCGGTACTAATGAGCAGTGGAACGAAGTGTGGTGGTTCTACCCAACGGCGGACAGCAACTATAACAATGCCTATGTTATCTATAACCATCTAGAGCGCATCTGGTACTATGGTTCGATTGACCGCACGGCTTGGCTCGATACTCCGCTACGGCGCTACCCACAGGCTGCTAATACGCCAGTCACATTAGCTGGCGGCACTGTGACTACGGGTGACGGCTACCTCTATAACCACGAGAACGGTCTTAATGACGATGTGCTGCCTATGGACAGCTACATCCAGTCGTCGGACTTTGACCTTGATGACGGGGACAACTTCATGCTGACCCGGCGTATACTGCCTGATATTCAGTTTGATGGGTCTACCGCTACGTCTCCTGAAGTGACGCTTACCGTGCGCCCACGCAATTTCCCCGGTAGTGCGTTTAGTTCGGATGCTGCGGATACCCAGCGCGTCATTGAGACCACAGTTGGCACTTATACCGATCAGGTCTTTATGCGCGCTCGTGCCCGCCAGATGGCATTCAAGGTACGGTCGGAGAGTCTCGGTGTTCAATGGCAACTTGGCGCACCGCGCCTTGATGCGCGGCAGGACGGTCGTCGCTAATGGCTCTCGATAAGTTCCGGGCTTCTCCGCTGCCTAACCCTCCGGCAGCTTACGACCCACAGTTCTTCCGCCAGTTCATGCGTGTGCTGGAGACCTACTTCTCGCAGCTAGATTCAAACACCCCTAACAACGCTCAGAAGTACACGGCAGACAGCTTCCAGCTTAATACTGACTCGACGGTAGTTCCCAGTATAGGAAATATATCTTGGAATAACGTCGATATGACCGCAGACTTGGGAATGGAGTACGGTGTCATCCAGCAGGTCGGGCTGGAGCAATACGCTAGGGTTGCAAACTTCACCGGGGTTACGATCCCCAACGGCACCGTCGTTGGCTTCACAGGGGCAGTGCCTGATAGTGCCTTGTCAGTCTCCCCTTACCTCGCCAACGGCGCAACAAACACGCTGTATGTCGTTGGCGTCATGACGCACGATTTGCCCGATAGCGGGGATAGGGGCTACTGCACCACATTCGGCTTTGTGCGCGATGTAAACACCAGCGCATTTGCTCTCGGTGACGTTCTCTACGCCTCCCCGACAGTTGCTGGCGCATTCACTAACGTAAAGCCAACGGCACCGAACAACGTCGTTCCAGTGGCGGCGGTGTTGCAGGTCGGCACGACCGATGGCATTATCTTTGTGCGCCCGACAATTGAGCAGCAGATTTACTACGGCGAGTTTACCAAGCTGGACACGCAATCGCCCGCAGCGGCTAACACGGCGTATGCGTTGGTTTTTACCAACACCGAGATTGCCAACGACGTTTCTTTGGGTACGCCTGCGTCCCGCGTTGTTATCGCCAACGCCGGTCTCTACAACATTTCGGTGTCGGTGCAGATCACTTCCACCAACTCATCCCAAAAATCTGTTTGGGTCTGGCTACGCAAGAACAATACCGCTGACATCCCCAACTCCGCGCGGGTCGCGTCGATCACGCTCAACAACGGCTATCTGGTAGTATCGCTCAACGAAGTAGTATCACTGCTGGCTGGCGATTTTATCGAAGTGATGTATGCTTCAAACAGTACCAACGTCAGCATAGCAACCGTCGCCGCGACGGCCTTTGCGCCAGCAGCGCCCGCTGTTATATTGGCCGTTACGCAGACCGAACAATAGAAGCTTTAGTTTTGAGCAGATAGCCACTATAAGCGTAGGTATAAGGTAGAAAGTAATCATGATGGACATGCAGGCTGCTCCGCCGACATATACCCCAGCAGGTGGTGCTCGTCCCCCGACTGGTAATCCTCCTATGCTTGGCGCGCAGGTTCCCGGTATGACTGGCGGTCTTCCTTCGCAGGGTGGTCTATCTGTATTAGGCAGTCCAATGGCGCAGCAGCTTCAGAGCTACGGGCGCGGTGACGACTCCATGCTGGTCCACATGACACCCGGCGAGGTCAACAGCCTTCAGGGTCTCGCTATGGCCTCCGGCGGCTCGCTCACCATTAATCCCGACACGGGCCTACCCGAAGCTGGCTGGCTGGGTGATCTACTGCCGACTCTTCTGGGGATCGGCGCAAGCTTTATCCCCGGTGTTGGTCCTCTCGCTGCTGCTGCTCTGATTGGGGGCGGTACCGCCGCAGTT